TCTGTTTATAAAAAAATTATCTACACATTGAATGATCAAACTATTGAACCCAAACCAACAATCCTTGGCGTGGTCACCGGAAAACCAATTTCTATATGCATTCACAAAAAACACTTGAAATGTTATTATATAGATTTTTTATGCGTTGATCATAATTACAAAGACAAACAGATTGATGTACAATTGATACAAACCCACGAATATGTTCAAGGACACGACAATAAAGAATTTAAAATATCACTTTTTAAACAAAAAGAAAGGTTTGCCAAGATTGTTCCTTTTATTCACTACAAAAGTTATGTCTTTAATTCGGCACTCATGAAACCAGAGTATAAGTGTTCTTATCAAATTTTAGAAATTAGCGAAGTGAATTTTAGTTTACTTATTCACTTTATAACCATCCATAAAGAATACTTTAAATGCGTTGTAATGGTGGAAGAATCAAATTTATTACATTTACTATTAAAAAAAGTATATAAAATATATGGCTTATTAGACCTTAACTCAAATTGTTTAAAAGCCTGTTATATTTTTAAAGAAAATTATATAATTTTTAAGGTTAAAGAATTATATAAAAAAGAGGACAAATACATTCGATCATTCGAGTTAGTAGCCTCTATAAAAAATTGCCTTGACACTGAATTTATTAATGGGTTTTTAATTGTTGTAAATAAAAAATGTTATCTTACAATAGATGCTCTTAGTTATAATACAATTCTAATTCAATATTTATTAACTCATTCATTCCATCCTTTAAGTATATCAAATGATGCTTATTATTTATATAATTATATCTCTACTGGGATAGAATCGCATAAAACACTCGTTCTACTATAAAATTCTTTTTAGTCATTCTTTTTAGTCATTCTTTTTAGTCATTCTTTTAAGTCATTCTTTAGCGAACATATTTCCCTGCTCTTACAAAGGAGTCTAATACATAGATAATAAATACACCTAAAAACACGTACAAAATAAGCTCTTCCGTGATTAAATGGGATTGGTCATTTTTTTCTTCTTCTAAAAGATATAAAATTTTATCTAAACGTTTCAAGAGATCATTATTTGTATTTGGATAAGACGATAGATTTGATGGAGTTAATGGAGTTGATAGAGTTGATGGAGTTGATGAATATAAATCTTTTGCAAAGGATTGATTATAATTATGAATGTATTGTTTGTATAATTCGTTTTCATACGTTGCGTCGGTGTTTATTTTATCTACAACATCATCATCCTCTTCTGATGGTTCTTTTTTTTTACTATGACTACTACTAGTTGTACTACTATTTAAAATACCTTGTTGAAGATTTGCTGTTTGCATTTGTTTTTGAACAGGAACAAAATCACCCATCGTTTCCTCGGATTCATTATTGTTAGACGACGTATACAATTGGTGTAACATTGTTTTATCTATTTTTTGAGCAGTTTTATTTTTATAAGTTTGATTTTTTCGACAAGAACCATTGTTGCCATTGTTGCCATTGTTGCCATTGTTGCTATAATTATTAGTAGTGCCATTATTATAATCATCATCTAATGTTGCGGCATTAATTACTAAAGAACTCATACTAATTAAAAGAGAGAATAAATATTTTAAAATCTACATTAATTATATATATGAAAAAAAAAAATTTCTTTTCCAATTTTCCAAAACATTATATTCAGCAAATTAATGAAAGTAAATTATTTGCGGGACTTGGATTAATAATATTAAATTATTTTTCTAAATATCTTGTATTAAATTTTAGTAAAACACAAGAAGCCTTTATAAAAAATACAATTACGCGTGAACTTATTATCTTTTTAATCGTATTTACTGGAACAAGAGATTTATTACTTTCATTGTTTTTAACGGCAACTTTTATAATATTATCAGGAACTTTATTTAATGAAAATTGTCCATTTTGTATTATTCCTGAAAAATATAAATATGTATATGATGAAATGAATCGTAGTAAAGAGGATGGTCATATAACAGAGGATGAAATTAAAAATGCCAAAACATTTTTATACAAAGAAAAAAATACCGATTTTTCTAATGGTTCTGATTCTTCTAAGTTTTCTAAGTTTTCTAATGTTTCTAGTTCATAGCTATAAATATATAATCCTATAGTATAATAAGAAATAAATGAATAAATCGAGCGATCAAGACTATGGTACTTTCACATTTAGTATAACAGATAAGAATAATACAGAGAATACAAAATTAAATAAACTTGTTTTTACAACAAATCCAAAGGATACTTTTTATGTTAAGAAGAAAGGCGCACCCTTACAACAACCCGATACTAAATATTATATGCCATTTAATATAAATATCTTTAAACAAACCTTTCTAAAAAATTCTTCCACTACCGCCATCAATGAATTTTTTATACCAGACCTTAATACGTTTATAACAAATACAATGAAAGAAAGTTTAACCCCACAAACCTATATTAAATTTATAACTACTAAATCATTAGTAGAACAATTTATTAATGAATATAAAGTAAAATATCCCGATAAAAAAGTAGTTCAAGAATCAACACAGCGTGATGATATTATAGCAAAGATTAAAGAACTACCGGGAGATATAAAAGCCAAAGAAGAAAACATAGACTTGATTAAGCGTAAATATGCGTATAAAATATTTATAGAAAATATATATTTATTTCTAATCAAAGTACTATTGACTAAACATGGGACGTTTATATATTTAGATACACATACAGAAAAACAAGCACAAGATGCAGCAGCTAATGCAGCAGCTAATGCAGCAGCTAATGCAGCAGCAGCAGCAGATCAAGAAGAGGAACCAAAAGAGTATGAGGAAGAGGAATTATACAATGAGAAAAAAGAAAAGCCCGGATTACATTTTATAACTTATAATGAAGAGAAGGAGCAGGATTTAAAAACATTAAAATTAAGACTTAATACATTTATCAAAGAATATAATACAGCTACGCCAGAGAGGTTAATTATTGATAAAAATATAACATTAGAACTAAAACAAAATGAACTAAGTAAAGAGGCGTTAAAAAAAATAACCAAAGAAATTTTGTATGATCTTTTTTTAAGTAATAAAAAAAATAAAAACGAAGATTTAATTGGTCTTTCTATTAGCGAAAATGTTTATCATGAAATTGTAACAAAGGAAGTTTATGAAAATATAATTTTACATGAATTTTATACATTGCCAAAATACAACAAGGAAAGATTAAATGAACAATTTAGAGAAATTAAAATAACAAAAGTAGAAGAAGCTCAAAAAAAATTAGAAGAAGCACAAGAAAAATTAGAAGAAGCACAAGAAAAATTAGAAGATGCACAAAAAAAATTAGAAACAAAATCAAAGGATCTCAAACAACAAGAAGCAAATAAAATAGATTTTAACAAAAAAACACAGCAAGTAAATGATCTTGCCAAAAAAGTTGAAATATTAAAAAGAGATTTAGTGGCAATAGAAAAATCTTATGAAAATAGTATGGGTACTGATTATTTTATAAAAAAAATATGGAAAGGAATTGATGAGTTCAAAAAAACTAACTCAATTCTAAGAGAAATTATAATTTCCGATGACACTATCGAAGAAGATATCATTAAAATGCTTAGATTTTATTTTTTAAAAAAAGAAAAAGAAACAAAACGAAAAAAAGAAATAGTAATTTCGATTACAATTACTCCTGATAATTTAAAAGCATTTGATAAATTCAAAACACTTCTTTCAAGTACGCCTTCTTTTGAGGATATAAAAAAATTTCAAAAAAATTTACAACAACAAATTACAAACTATGTAAATAAATGTCAACCAACAGAAGAGCTAGAAAATAAGATTACAGAGCAATGCGAAACAATTTGTACTACATCGAATCTTGGTATGAAAGAAAAGCTTTGGTGTAAGATGTGCGAATCTTATATACGATGCGTCTACGACCAAAACTATACACCAGCAGCAGAAGAACAGAGACAAGACGACGCAGCCAAAGCAGAAGCCGCTAAAAAAGCAGCCGAAGCCGCTAAAAAAGCAGCCGAAGACGCAAAAAAAGCAGCCGCACATTTAAGAAAAATTACAAATCCAGAACAACTACCTAAAGAAGTAAAAGCAATCATTAAACTAACATTACCTAGACGATTAGAAGCATTACGAAATAAAACACAAGAAGAACTTAAGCTATTCACAAAAGCACCAACAATCATACAAGGAGCACCCGTAAGACCATCACAAGGTGTCGCACAAGGTGTTGTCGCACAAGAAATACGAGTAGGAGGGAGAAAAACAATTTCAAAAAACAAACTGAAACAAAAATTAAACCTTTCCATTAAAAATGGAATACGAAGACGTTAGATAATTAGATAATTAGAGGCTTACACCAGCCATAAATTCTAAGACTAAGTCTTGCGGAATTTCATTAAAATCAATCAATGCTTTGTTTCGTTTGTAATGCTCTTCGCACCCTTGAACTTTTAAGTCTTCTTCGAATAAACTTCGATTGTTATAATAATTTACAATCAATGAATGAGAGCAACGCTTAAACACTGGACGAATATTATCACTTTTATCTCCAACAATTATTTTATGAAATAAATCAAAGTCGGCATTTCCTGAACAATGTTTGCTTGTAGTAATATCTTTATATTGAAGCGTAATAATTTTGACCTTCTCTGATACTAATTGTAAATAATCCATATCGCTCGCAATAATATAAATCATACAATTGGAATCCTTAAGTAATAAATGTTTACAAAGTAATGCATTAATATCATCAGCCTCCAGTTTTGCATGATAAAAGGTTGGAATATTCATTTCTTTAATTATGTTTATCCCCATCTGAAAGAACGGCCCGCCCAAAAACTCGTTTGTATAAATACGGGTTTCTTTATATTCATTGTAAATTGTATTTCTCCAAATGTCACTCCTAGAACAATCTAACGAAGCAATCAGTTTAAAGTGTTTAAGCTTTAGTTTTTTTGGAAGTTCTTTGATCTTATCAATGCATGTTTTTTTGAATTTTGTAACAAATTCTTCATTTAAAATTGGATTTCCTAATGGAAGCTCTGGTTTTGCCACTTTCCACCATGTTATTAAAGCATAATATCGATAAAATATAAAATAACTAGTGTCTAACAAAATATAGTTCATTCGTTGTGTCGTGGTCGTTGTCATTAATACTAATAGTGTAGTTGTACTTATATTAGTATTAATTTAATAGATTACTATGTTTCAATTTTTTTAAAAGTGTTTACAAGTCTAAACTAATCGTATTCTTTGGAGTATTGGATTGTTTTCGATTCGATTTTGGTTGTTTTTGATTGCTCATTTCTTTTAATTCAGAAATGCTCACTGTGCTCGGGTCCCGTTCTTCTCTAAAGTCGGGGATCAATACTGGCTTACTTTTTAATCCAGAAAGCAAATCGTTAATATCGCGAGGACCTTTCATCTCAGTGCGTCTTTGTGGTGCTGGAGTTCTAATACTATCAGACGTATCGAGCGGAGCAAATCTCTCTTCAATACTAATTCCATTTTGCTTTTTTGAAGACATTAAATCAGGCCGATTTTTTGGAACGGCATAACGTTCGCTTTTCATGCTTTGTGTTTCCATGGGTGGCGGAGGACTTCCAATGTTTGGAGGATTTGGAACATTATTTCCGGGTATAAAATTATTCATAAAGTTTCCAAAGCCCGGATTGGATTCGCCCATTGAATTTACTGCTGCTTGCGAAAATTGTCTCATAAGCTCTGGATTTTGCTTCATAATATCATCCATTCCGGGTAAAGCAGACTTAAACATTGTGTTTGTCATATGAACCATGATTGCGGAACCGCCTAATTGAAATAACAATTTGAGTTCGGGCGCCAATCTTGCTTTGGATTTGTATTTTTCGTGTAATTCTGCAAAGATTTCATCATAATCATTAATATTTTCATTCACTTGTTCGCCCCAACCATCAATCTTAATATCAAAAGGATCAAATTTGTTGTTTAAAAATTCAATTCCTGTAACAAATGCCATCAACATTTTTCCTTGAAATTTAACACTATTGCTTTTTTCTTTCTCAGCAATAATCATCTCATACTCCCCTTGAAGCTCTTGTAACGGCGACTCCATCGTATATTTTTTTGTTAAGGTCGCTCCTTTTCGTTCTAATTCTTCTAATCGTCGTAAAAATTTAAATTTTTCTCTCACCAATTCTTCTTTTGTCATGGACGCCTCCTCATTCTCGCTTGGAATCGCATTCACTTTGCCATATCCATCCCACGTTTTTGTATTTGTATTAATGTTACCAATGGTTTGTTTTCCTAAATTGCTTTCCTCTGAAATATTAATTGGGCGGTCATTCATATCTTCTTTTTCATTTGATCTCTCATTATTAAAATTAAGATTGATTGCTCGATTGAAAATATTATCTCTTGTATTTTCTGTTTTTGTTTCATGAATTGTGCTAGATAATTCATTTAATTCATTTTCAAGTTCACTTAAGTCTCCAAGCATTTTATTACTTGAACCACCACGTTTTTTTTCATTCATCAAAAGTTCAATGCCTCCTCCAAAATTAGTGGAGGATTGAGCGCCGCCATTTGATAATGAAATTTCATTTTTAGATTCTTCTAATTCTATAACCACCGGTTCTAAAGAACTCATTATACTTAATTAAGAACATATAATTTTAAGTCTTACGAAATTAATATTAGTTATTTCATTAATTCTTTTATGTTAATTCTTTTATGTTAATTCTTTTATTCCGTCTGTTAGAAACCATACAGCTTGTAATAATGAATCTGCTAAATCGTCTTTTTTGGTATGATGATCAAAAAAGTCAACGAAGGGTTGGTCAATCTTATTTTTTAAAAGTAGTGTGCGAGTAATTTCTATACTTTTCTTTTTTCTCTCACTATAACTTGTTTGTTTATCAATCCAATTTTTTAATTTGTTCGAAGCAGATACATACTTAATAGAATTAATATTTTTCATTATAAAATATTGTGTTAACATTCCTTGAATACTATTCATTCGATTCGCGATTGGCCCGATCTGATTTTCAATTAACACAAAATCAACATTAGAAAATAAATTCATAGAAGTTTCTAACGTTTCTAAATGATACTTTATGGATTTTCCTATTTCTATCAAATTAATTGTATTACAATTTGTGCGTGGTATTGTAAACAACCCATTCTTTTCTATATAGCTTTCAATCGTATTAAGTAATGAAGTCTTAGTTAAATTGTCATGGTTAATCATATATTGGTCACATAAATGCTCCAAGTCTTCTACTTTAAGTGATTTATACTTTGGTATGCTTTCAGGCAATAAATAACTTGATTTTTTAGCATGAGTTTTACAAAAAAAATTGTCCTCTTTAAAAAAAAA